CTTTATGGAAAATATGATTAATAGTTTTTGTCGCATGAAAAAGTACGATTCTAAAAAGTATGAAAATTTTGCACCGTTTGTGCGTTTTTACCTATGTTTGGAAAAAAAACATAAGAAAAAAAAATCTAAAAATGTGTAGTGTGAAAGCACGGTCGCGCACTTTTTTCATACTTTCTTTGAATATAAATTCTGTTATACACATAAAGTATGAATCAATATTTTGTTATTCATACTTTCTATTGTTCATATATTATGTGATTCACAAAATATAAATGCCTGTTTTAAAATCTGTTATTCATACTTTCTGTATGTATACAATGATTCCATGTACACATGTACAGTACTATGATGTACATATATACAGTAGTAGACACACCATAGAGTCAGTGCATCGATGATCTATTGGGGATAGTCAGACCCTATGATGCTAGGGACTCATTGATACGGGGGGTGTGTCATGAGGTTGTGATTAAAAGTTTCAGCTGACACCAAGACTCAGAAAACGTATTTCAACTGACTTGCTATATATTCAATAGCACCTTTACACCGGTGTACCTATGTGATATAACACCCACATGGACACAATTACTACCATACCCAACTGGTTAACACCTACTGCTGAAGATACCCCACTGGTAACTTACCCGAGTACCACGAGAGATATATCATTGAAGGAGTTAGTATTTGAGAACTTCTTTGAATCCTCACTAGATGCGCTGGTAGAGGGTCGAACTATTCGCTCTCTGATCCAAGAAGATAACCGTAATATCAGTGAGCCTCAGTTCATGCGCTGGATATTAAAAGATAAGACGCGTAAGCAGCGGTATCATGAGGCATTAGAGGTAGCGGCGGAGATAATGCTGCCTGACTTGATACCTACTGCCAGGGGTGATGGTATTAACGAGGTTGAGCGTGATAAACTGGTGGTAAACACAATGGTTAAGGCCATGTCGTTCATGTCACCTAACCGCTTTGGTAAAGACACTACACCCACTGGTGGATCATCCATACCTGTGATTAACATCTCGTTCGGTAGTGTGGAGAGTCCTTACACAACTACTACCCTATCTACACCAACTAACCAACAGGTGATCGATGTCTGACCTCTCGTTCAAGCTCTTACGATGGCAGCAAGAGGTCATGTCATCTAAGACCCGTTTTAAGGTGGTGGTGGCTGGTAGGCGTTGTGGTAAGACACGGTTCTCTGCCATTGACATGATCGTAAAGGGGTTGGAGTGCACCCACACTGATGCGACGGTACTGTATGTATCGCCCACATATGGGATGGCTAAGACGCTCATGTGGGACTTGCTGTTAAACCTAGCAGAACCGGTGATAGCGAAGTCCAACGTAAATGATGGTGAGATAACTCTGGTCAATGGTGTGAAGCTGCGTATACGTGGTAGTGACAACCCGGACGCACTACGGGGTTTCAAGCTCTACCATGTGGTTACAGACGAGTCAAAAGATTTCAAACTTAATGTGTGGCCTTTAATCATTCGCCCAGCCCTATCTGACTTGAAGGGCACGGCGCTGATAATCGGGACACCGGAGCCAGGAGATAGCGAGTTCCGCGACCAGTATGAGATGGGTATTGGTGAGGATAGGGACCTGGAGTGGCAGTCGTGGCACTTCACCACTAAAGATAACGAGCTGATCGACCCGAAAGAGATTGAGGCAGCACGTAAGACACTCAGTACCGCTCACTTCGCCCAGGAGTACGAGGCATCGTTCGACACGATGGGTGAGAACATCTTCAAGGAGTCGTGGCTACTGTACTTACCCGATGCTCCTATGGATGGGGACACGTTCATCGCAGTGGACCCCGCAGGGTTCGAGGGTGTGGCTGACTCGACTAAGAAGAAGCACCTAGATAACACCGCTATCGCAGTTGTAACAGTGACAGAGGACGGTAAGTGGTTCGTGAAGAAGATCGACTACGGGCGCTGGGACGTGCGGGAGACTGCTGTCAGGATACTGATGGCGATACGCACCCATAGGCCGATGGTGGTGGGTGTAGAGCGTGGTGCACTGGCCAGGGCGCTAATGCCGTACCTAACAGATCTGATGCGTAAGAACAACGTCTACGCTCATATCGAGCAGATTCAGATCAGTGGTTCGAAAGAGAATCGGATAACTTACAACTTACAAGGTCTGTTCGAGCATGGTCGCATTACTTTGAACAAGCGTGAGAACTGGGATCAGTTCAAGAAAGAGTATGTGTCGTTTCCGAACAAGAAGACACATGATGACTGCATCGACTCATTATCTTTGGTTGCGAACCTAGTAACTACCACTTACGCCAAACAAACGGACGATAAGGAATGGGAGCCGCTGGACGAGGTTGCTGGGGTGTGATATAAGTTGTATACTCTGCCAACTTTTAAGGCACCGCATATGGTCACAGAAAACACTGGTGAGATTATTGATCCTGCCTCTGAGCCGGACAAAAATACTTTCTTTGAACCAAGCGAACTACAAAAAGAACTTATTGGGTTTGTTGTCGATCACTGTGACAGATGGCGCGATTACCGCGATCAGAACTACCTAGAGGACTGGTTGACATATGAGCGCACATGGCGCGGTATATGGGCAGCAGAAGATGTCAACAGGGCATCGGAACGCTCTAGGGTAATATCCCCAGCTACTCAACAAGCCATCGAGACTCGCCACGCTGAGATAATCGAGGCGATCTTTGGTCAAGGCGAGTTCTTCGATATCGACGAGGACTTGGCAGATACCAACGGGGTTAACGTCGAGAAGCTTAAGAACCAGTTGAACGAGGACTTCAAGCACGACAAGATTCGCAAGTCGATCGACCACATCGTACTACTGGCAGAAGTCTATGGCACAGGTATCGGTGAGGTGATTACAGGCACTGAGAAGCAGTTCACCCCTATGACCGTACCGATGGCTGGTAATCAGAGGGCATACGGCACTGGTGAGAAGGAGCGGGTCACTGTTAAGTTGAACCCGATCAACCCTAAGAACTTCCTCTATGACCCCAATGGTACGGACGTTAACGACTGTATGGGTGTAGCCATTGAGAAGTATGTCTCCATCCACAAGATCGCAGCAGGTATCGCATCTGGCATGTACAAGAACGTGGACATCGACTCGATGTACGAGGATGACTCACTTGAGTCAACACAAGAGTCGCGGAACTACGAGGACGATAAGGTACTGCTGCTGACCTACTATGGTCTTGTACCGCGTGAGTACCTAGGAGCCGATGAGGAGGTAGTCAACCTGTTCAATGAGGGTGACTTAGAGGACTATAAGGACATGGTAGAGGCCATCGTTGTTATTGGCAACGGGAACCTGCTACTCAAGGCTGAAGAATCACCCTACATGATGAAGGACCGCCCGGTTCTATCGTATCAGGCAGATACTGTCCCTGGTAGGTTAGCTGGTCGAGGCACGGCTGAGAAGGCGTTCAACATGCAGTGCGCAGTGGATGGGTCGATGCGCTCACATATGGACGCTCTAGCACTCACTGTAGCCCCTATGGTGGGGTTGGATGCGTCTAGACTACCACGAGGTGCTAAGTTTGAGGTCAAGCCCGGTAAGGCGTTCCTGACCAACGGTGCACCTCAAGAGATTATCTTTCCGTTCAAGTTCGGCACAAACGATGGTCAGGCGATGCAGACATCGAAAGAGTTCGAGCGCATGATGCTCATGGCTACATCTACGGTTGACAGTGCTGGTGCACCATCGCAAGTGAGTCGAGATGCCAGTGGTCTTGACATGAGCACGGCCACGATGATTAAGAAGTACAAGCGTGTGCTGGTGAACTTCCAAGAGGACTTCCTGATCCCGTTCATCTACAAGGCAGCTTGGCGGTTCATGCAGTTTGCACCACAACGCTACCCAGCAGTTGATGTGAAGTTCCTACCTACTGCGACGTTGGGCATCATTGCTCGCGAGTATGAACAGAAGCAGCTTGCATTCCTGATCCAGACACTAGGTGCACAGTCGCCATTGACACCTATTCTGATGGCAGGAGTGGTCAAGAACAGCTCTTTGACTAACCGTGAGGAGATGCTTGAGCAGATGAAGCAGATGAGTCAGCCAAACCCTGAAGAAGCGGCTATGAAGAAGAACGCGATGGGGTTAGATTTGGCTCAAAAGCAGGCTGATGTGCAGAAAACACAAGCAGAAGCTCAGAAGATCACAGTTGAGGCTAATTTGGCACCAGATGTGTCGAAAGCTAAGATTATGGCGTCTTTAAGTAACAACTTACAGACTGGTAATGAGCAGAATGACTTCGATCAGAGAGCGAAGATTGCAGAATTGATGCTCAAAGAGAAGTCAATTGACTCAAACCACGCTATTGCTGAAATGCAGGTGGCACATAAGCTAATTTCTCAGAAAAACGAACATGATTATCTGAGATCCGCTGATAATATGGTGCAATAAAGGGGATTACTTATGCAACCAATAATTACGCTATCCTCGGGGTCTACAACTTCTCCAATTCTTGTAAATCCTGATGGGTGGATAATAATTGAGCCTACTCTCGGCGCTACGATAACGCTCCAATACACTCTAGGTACACTTCAAGACATCGCAGCAGGTACTGCCACCTATACAACGGTCAACAGCTATACCAGATATGCTGCTGTCAGAGTTGAAGAAGAACTCCAAGAGATATATGTAGTGTTGAGTGCCAGTGGTGGCAGTGGTACCTACCATATTGAGGGTGAACTATCTCGTTCCGCTCGACTGTCGATACGCGGGTACATTAAAGAAGTAATCAATGGTATTTACGTCACCGCAATAACCAATCCTGTCACCGGGCAGATTGAAGTTTCGGCGGGAACTGCACCAGTGCCTTTGGGTAGAAACTTTGGCCTTCGAGCAGTCTTGTACGGGCATTCTTATGCTGATGGAGAAGCGTCAACAGGGCCAGCTGTTCTTTCCGCATTCAAGGCAACAGGATCAGTTATTTGGGCTAATGCTCTGATGGGTTGGCCCATTAAAATTATTGCTGAAGCAGGTATAGGTGGTCAAAGCACAACAGATGTTTTTCCACGCTACGAGAAAGACGTTAAACCATACTCACCTGATGTTATTTTTGTTGAGTTGGGTCACAACGACCTGAAAGGCTATATTTGGCCGGGGGGCGCAAGTGATACAGGTGGACTGCGTACTCAGCTTCCCTATGTGATAGACCAATTTGAAGCATGGATTCCAACAATCCCTAGTCGTACTTTGGTTGTGCTATTAGGTGAGAATCCACCCGGATTAGATCCGTCATCTGCTGGATCAGTTGACAAATACTTATCAGCCAGATTCCGACAGTTGAATGCTTGGTTTGCATCAAGCTGCTCAAAATACAGCAACGTCCTTTATATCCCGACTGATGAGGCGTCAATTAACCCACTTAGCGTGGATGGAGTAAACACCGTTGGTGACTTCATGGATTATGTTCATCCGGGTCCAATTGGCGCATACAAAAGAGGAAAACTAATCAAAAGTTACCTTACGCCAATTTTGCCAAAGGTGAAATCAATCCTGACAAACAACATCTGTGAAACATTCGGCAATCTGCGTATGACAGTTAGCTCAGTTTCACAGACCGGTGGCTTAGTCAGGCTTTTATTCACAAATCAGGTAATTACCGGAATTCTCAGTATTGCGGTTGGTGACAAAATCACAATTCAATCGCCAAACGATAAATCATTAAATGGGGTTTATACAGTTGCCACAGCAACTACAACCTACATAGAAGTGGCTGGTAGTTACAGTGGCACACCAACTAGCGTAACGCTATCTACAAGTACGCAGTTGTTTGACAACCCATTAGTTGTAACCCAAACAGGTGGAAACAACTTTGGGACAGGGATAGTTGCTTATTCAGGTGGTGCAACTGCAATACCATCACAGTTTGATCTTTACCCTGCCACCGGAGAAACATGGACTGTTAGCTATGAAGCATATACGGATGACCTTGGAAAGCAGATTGGTTATTGGTTAGTTTTGACCATGAGCAACGTATCAGGTGGGGCGCATGAAAGTAATTTACGCATCAATATAGGGAATGACTCGATAGGTAATACGCTATACCGCCGAGCGCCAGCGGGACAGACCTACCAGTTTTCCCATGATCTAAAGATTGAAGCTGGTTCTACTGGATTTGCTGGCGTACGCAGCCTTATTGCGGCTCAGTATTATGTAGATGGCGGTGGTGCTACGTCATTTCTGAGTGCGGAGGCATTTCTTCGTGAAGCAGCTTACCTTAGTGAAGTCGTACCAACTGAAGCAATGCAACTCACTCACGCTACGCCAGAGGTTCTTATGCCTTTAACTACTGGTGAGATTATTGGGTCAATGACGGGTCGCATCTATTTCAGATGGATAGGAAACGGCACAGCAGTAGTTCGTTTAGGTAGGTTCACGTTTAATCGGCTAGATGCACCTGTACAGCGCCAGCCTGTGGCGTTGCAGTAAAAACCTAATCCCCTCTGCACAATGATCACGCCCCTCATTTTCACCACGCACGGCAACTAATGGTTTATTTTGAGAAGATAACTGCTCTATTAACCCCTGATATCGACATAAGTGTCAAACTCAGGGGGATAAGTATATTTATTGGTAAAATATTCGATAAGTTTGAGTCTAGGCTCGTTAATTTAGAGTCAAAACAACTCCAAAAAGGAGATACAGGAGATAATGGGGTACCAGGTAAAGACGGAAAAGACGGAAAAGATGGCAGAGACGGAAAAGACGGTATCAATGGTGCAGTTGGCCCAAAAGGTGATAAGGGTGACACTGGCGCTATGGGAAAATCAGGACCACAAGGTGTATCAGTTGTAGATGCGGAAGTAGCTCTAGATGGAAATCTTGTGTTGAAGTTATCAGATGGGAAGATAATCGACGCTGGTGAGATAGTACAGCAAGTAACTAAGAGTAGTCAGACATTCTTGAAACAGTTATCTAATTTTCAAGTTACTGTCTCAGATGTAGCACCATTATCACCTAATGTGAATGATCTTTGGTTAGATGTACGATAGTATCAGGAGAAATTAAATGGCAGCTTATGTAAAAATTGCAGGTGCTATTGCTCTGCTAGAGTCTACCGTCAATGCGGCAACAGATCAATGGGCATTTGCTCTAACGAACACTACCCCATCAGGTACAACGTTCACAGCAGGTACGTCTGATCTTGTGACAGGTGGTGGATATACCCAAGGTGGTACTAACGTAACTACTACCTCAGCTACAGAATCGGCAGGCACGTTTGCTCTGAAGTTGCCTGTTCCTGCAACTTGGACAGCATCTGCTGCTGGGTTCACTTTCCGGTATGTAACGCTAGTAGACAAGACGACTAACACACAAGTCGGCTACTGGGACAATGGTAGTTCTATTGTGATGAATGGCACTAACGCAGATACCTTTGTATTCACACCAGACACGACTAATGGTGTATTCACGATTGCTTAATCATGAGTGGAACAGGCCAAGTTCAGGTTGATTTCGGGGCATTCCCCGGAGCGTCGGATGCGTCCATTGCTGTGACCGGAATAGCTGGAATAGCGTCTGGATCGCTTGTTGAGGCGTGGATATTTCCGGCGACTACAACTGATCACAGTGCTGACGAACATGTGGTTGAAACGATCAAGGTTGTTGCAGGTAATGTCGTAGCTGGTACGGGATTTACGGTGT